CTGAAAAGCTTGACATGGCCGACGATTACTTTAGGCAAATGTTCATGCCTTTTCTACGTGGTTGCACCTTGGCCACACACGATGAGGTTATCGCTGCGTCGGATCTCAGCAAGTCCCCTGGTTTCCCTCTCACAAAAAAGTGGAAAACGGCGCGTGAGTTTTACGACGTGAATGCCACTGTCTGCCAAGAGGCCTTTGAGGATTGGTTGGCCGGGAAGTATTTTGAACCATTTTTCACCGTGTTCGGTAAGGTCGAGATTCGGCCTGTCGAGAAGATTCTTCAGAACAAAATCCGCACAATCTGCGGCGTGCAAAGGGATTTTCTCTACATTGGCATGCGTCTACATAAAAAGTTTAACGAGAAGTTCTACGCTGCTGCCCTCAAAACTTGGTCTTGCGTTGGTTTTACACCATATCGCTGTGGGTGGCATGGCCTTCGCACAAGGCTCGACAAGAAGGGTTGGCGTGGTTGGTCATTCGATTGTAAGTCAAATGATTCTACGCAGCGTTGGGCTGAAATGGTGCTCTTTACAAATCTCATATTTGACTCTTTTGCCCCTGAGTTCCAGACGGATTCTATCTACAATGCCCTTTTTTGCTATAACTATTTCATAGTTTTTTCTAAATGCAAATTGCCAGATGGGACAGTTTGGCAGAGGGGGACCGGTCATTCGACTGGTTGGGATTGCACCACTTCTTATAATACGACCAATCTCGTTAGGAGGGTTTTCGGGTCCATTTTGGATCGTTGGTATGACCGATGGCACTGTTATCCCTCCTACAATGACATAATTGTCAATGTCGACTGCGCATGCTATGGGGATGATAATGTTGTCACCGTTTCGCCCCACTTCTACGAAATGCTCGGGGAGGGGTGGATCGAGGCAGGCTTTGCCAAGTATGGCACTGAGGTTACCATGGAGGTCCCATCCGGCACCCCAATCCGTGACTTGCCTTTCTTGTCATCCCGTGGTGTCTTAGCGTCAGGTATCTGGGTCCCGGTCCCCGTCAAGCCCAAGAAAGTTCTTGCGACGCTAAAATGGGGTGAGAAGAGTTCCGACCCAGGATTATTTTTCATACGAGCTGCGCAACTCTATGTCCTTCTGTATTTCACTGAGTTTGCTGTGCAATTGGAAGCCCTTATGGACTATTTGATCAAAACTTCGCCAGATGGTTTGCAGAGTCTGACTTACGCAGGTTGTCCAGTTCTTTTGTCCAGAATCAGCGATATGGCAATACTTGATCTCTATTTTGGGACTGAGTCTAAGCATACAGTGGTTGCCAAGAGGAATCCACTCATAGCCCCGTTTGTGGACATTTACCCTTTTTGCCCAAATTGCGGTTTTCCCCTCGAATCCCTCGACAATTTTTGCATGCAGTGTGGGAATCCAAAACCATCAAATTTGCGGGTCGACTGTTCGGGCGCTACTGTTTTGAGGGGTTTGGTTTTGCACTCAAAGGAGAGTTTGGGCAAACCACCAAACATAAAAGATAAGGTTGAAAATCTCAACATGCAAACCAATCTCTACGAGTCAACCTCAACTGATTTTCTCACCCCCAAAACACGGTCCGCGCTCAATACACGCCTCAAGTTGGGTGGAACGAGACGGAATAAGCTCCAGGCTCTTATTGCCAGGGGAGACCCACATTACGTTGGTCATTCAAAAGGGTCCACTATAAGGGCACGTTTGAGGAACCGTGTTGTCTCTCGGGCCACCGTCGTGATCGACCCTCAGATGGATGCGAAACTCGCTTCCAACATGTTCGGTGAAGCCTCCAATCCTGGGCCCCCCCTTTCGTTGACAGAAAAGCTCGCTTTCAGGTATCATGGGC